GCGGGGGTTATCCCCGCCGCAACTAGACGATTCCCTGTTAAGCGTAATACAACATATTCTCTTAATGTGTCAATGTTTGGTACTGGTAATCTTAAAAAGGTCGATATTTACTTCTTGGGTCGTAAGATTGGTGAAAATGCGACATTTACTAAAATTGTGACTGTTAAATCAATTAACGGTTCGCCGTCTACAACACAAGTTGTAAGATTTGAAAACATATTCAATTCTGGTGACTGTGATGAAGGATTTATCCGTATATATAATGCAGGTCGTACTGATAACGGCACGTCTATGTTATTCTTCACAGAACTAGACGTCTATGAAGGAGCTACTCCTCGTGTATGGCAAGCTTCACCTTATGATTTATCAGATGCAATTGAAACTAAAGCTGACGATGCTTTAACAACGCAACAGTTACAACTGCTTGCTGAAAATAACGCTAAAATGCGTGCAGAATTACAAGCTAAAGCTGCTGCTGATGAACTCCAACAATGGGTTGTAGATTTTAAGAATTTCCTTAAATCATCAGAAGCTAATCGTGTTAAAGCTGAAAGTGACCTAGTAACTCAATCACAACGTATTGTCCAACTCCAAACCGCTTTGGGCGATATGGCGTCTAAGACAAGCTTTATCGATTCCTTCATTACGCAATCTAATGAAGGGCTTACGATCGGTAAAAACGATGGGTCAAGCTCAATCATGTTCTCACCAGCAGGACGTATTTCTATGTTCTCTTCTGGTAAAGAAGTCATGTATATTGATAAAGGTATGTTGTATATTGACAATGGTACTTTTGTTAAAACTATTCAAGTAGGTCGTTATAGGACTGAACAATATTTCGCTGATTTGGATATGAATGTTATCCGATATGTTGGTGATATTAATATGGGAGGTAACTAATGTCAGAACATTGGAGTAATAACGACCGTGGATATCGGTTGAAGATGTGGTTAGACCTTGTAGACCAGAATATTGTAGAAAACTATTCTAACTATAGAATTCGTGTATTCTTGGTCTCTGGTGGATGGTCATTCGCAGAATATAACTGTACAGGTTTTATTGACTTTGATGGCGGTCGACGGTATGGATTTAGTATTGGAAATCTGGGCGCTGGTCAAACACAACAGTTGTTAGATGAAACTTACAAGGTTTGGCACAATAATGATGGTACTAAACGATTTGGTATTATGGCTCAACTTAATGGTCAAGGTGGGTATTCGCCAAATACACTGGTCATTAATGGTTTCGATGTTGAAGTCCCAGCTATTGCCCGAGCGTCCACAAGTGATGGTTTTGAGGCATATTTTGGACAACAAGTAACCATTAATATCGATAAGAGAAATGATGCTTTTAGACATAAAGTCTTATATAAGTTCGGTGTTAAATCTGGCGTTATTGGTGAAAATGTTGATACAAGTGTTACTTGGACTGTACCTACAAGTCTGACTTCAGAACTTGGTACGGATAAAAAGCACAAAGGTACTCTTGTTATTGAGACATATTCTGGTTCTACAAAAATAGGACAAGTAGAATATGGTATTGTATTAAAGATCAACGATACTAATGGCGATGTCAAACCTACATTTCAAAGTATAACTCTAACAGAAACCAATCAAACTGTTAGAAATGTTATGGGTTCTAACACGACTTTCCTTCAAATCTTGTCAAATATACAATGTACATTTGTTGGAGCTGTTGGAAGTTTTGGTGTTGGTATTAAGCGATATCATGCTGAGATTGTTGGAAAGAATATATCAATAGACGATAATAATGGTCGATTTGGTGTAATGAACTTTACTGGCGATTTAACCATTTCTGCGTATGTTGTAGATGAACGTGGTTTGAAATCAGATGTGAAATCAGTTAATATTCGAGTATTGCCATATTTCTCACCAACGATATTCTTTACAGCAGATCGTGTTGGTCAGAATGCATCACAAATTAAACTATCTACAACTTACAAGGTCGCAAACCTAAAAGTTGATGATGTTCAAAAAAACAGTGTAAGTGTTAAATTTTCAACATCAGAAGACGGTGGTAAAACGTTTGTGTTGAATGAGGGTTCTAATTCTAACTTTGGGTCTAACCAAACAGTAGAAGAAGTTAACCGTATTGGTATTCTTACTGGCGATTTCTCTCCTAAGAATACATACACTATACGAGCGACAATTTCAGACAAGTTATCACCTCCTGTATCTTACGACGTTCCAGTATCAACAGAACAAGTGGTTGTGGAATATGACCGTAATGGCGTTGGTATTGGTAAAGTTCGAACAAAATACAAGGTGGAAGTTGCACCTGGGGATGTGAGTATCGATGATGGTGTATATCGTATTAAAGATAAAGAAATACAAAATCATCAACTCACTGAGAAAAACGGTACCTGTTTGAAAGTAAATTCTGGCGATGCTAATAACCTTCTAAAGACTGGGTTCTATAATGTTAACGATTGTGCTAATATGCCTAATAATGACCGTCAATGGTGGTATCTAACTGTTATTTCTAATGCAGATACTTATGTTATGCAACAAGCCAATTCTTTCTTTAATGATAAGATTTACACTCGACAAAAACGAGGAAATCAATGGACTAACTGGGTTGCACTTCAACAAGAAGTAAAACCAGTAGAACCTAAGTTCCCTGATACTGAATGGTCTAAGTCGAATGGTAAAATGACTTGGAGAGTTTCTGCTAGGGTTCTATATATTTCTATTAATTTTACTGCTGAAAACGAAGGAACCATTGTTGGCGGTTTCCCAGCAAAATATCTAGAGCACTATCCAGATTCATTAATGTTATCTGGTGTTGATTTTTCACGTGAAGAACGTAGGAATTTGTTGTTCCAAGTTAACCTTGATGGGACAATTCACGTGTTGAATACCGTAAAAGGTAGATCTATAAGAACAGTTGTAACAATTCCAATTTAGAAGGAGTAAGATTAGAAATGAGAATACATACAAAAATTGCATTGGCTGGCCTCGTCGGCACAACTGCTATCGGATTGTCTAATATGAGCGAACATGCTGAGGCATATACTCAAAACGTCACTCCCGATAGTAGTGTTATTTTAAACAAAGATAATAACCTTGGAACAATTCATAAAGATATTTGTTCTGATGTTGTACAATTCCCTCTTGGAGGTAAGTAACATTGTTATATCTACTCACATCGACACACCCCCCAGCAGATGGATTGGATAGACTCATAGGATATATCGCTGACTTCTACAGACATGGTATTGATGAACATCTTATGGTAGCTGCTACATTCTGGGTGATTATTCTTGATGTTACTTTAGGATATATCAGAAGCTGGGCTCGTAAGGAATTCTCTTCCACAATAAGTAAAGAGGGTCTTGGTAGTCATGTATTTATATTTGTAACTGTAGCAATTAGCTACCCTTTAGCTGTATTGGCTAATGTAACAACAGAAGCTGACATGTTTATTTATTATTTATTCTTTTCTTATGCTGCGTCCATTCTAAAAAATGGGGAAGCTATTGGTATTAAAATTCCATTTATTACCAAATACGTGTCGGATAGAGTAGACCCTCATAAGGATAAAGACAAAGATGAAATCAAAAAGGAGAAAAATGATGATTAATTTTAAATTACGTTTGCAAAACAAAGCTACGCTTATCGCTCTTATTTCAGCAGTATTCTTGATGCTGCAACAATTTGGACTTACAATCCCTAGCAATATCCAAGAGGGAGTTAATACTCTTGTTGTTATCTTGGTTATCCTTGGTATTGTTACGGACCCAACAACTAAAGGCGTGGGTGATAGTGAACAAGCCTTGAATTATCACGAACCACGCAAAGACTAAAAAAGGAGTAACCCATGTCTAAATTGATGACGTCCCTCAGACTTATTGATGGTGGCGATGTTATCAAAAGCGGAGACACTTCTTCAGAATTTACATTCGAAATCCTAGACGATGATGGGAACGTATTTTCTCTAACTGGAGAAGGTATTGTTACATTGTCTCAACTTGGTGAAATTAAATTCTCTAAGAATGTTAAAGTTGTTGACGGCGTTGTCACATTCGCTCTAGGGAAGAGTTTAGAATATGGTAAATATCTACTTGAGATTAAGGTAGACGGTCATATCTTCCCTTCTAACAAATACAAAGTCAAAGTAGTACAATCTTCTTTCGGAGGGGATACTCTTATCCCTCCTGATGCATATGAAGAGAAACTACGCGTCATTGCTAACGACATTAAACAAGCAGGGTTAGTCGATAGCGGTGAAGATTACCTTAACATTTACAACCTTGCTAAGATTTAGGAGGACTCTATGTCAAATCTTTCAAATGCATTCTCAGCCGTAGGTGCTGATATTAAACGTATTGATGCTGCTCTTGCTCAAAAAGCTGACAAGTCTGAAGTTACTAGTCTACCAACAGGTATCACTCAAGAACAACTTAACACTGCAATTGCACAAGCTAAAACCGACCTTATCGGTGGTGCTCCTGAAGAGCTCGATACTCTCAAAGAACTTGCTGATAAAATCACCGCTGGTGGTGGTAATGTTGATTCTGGTATTATTACTAAACTTACAGAGTTTGGTAATCGTATCACAGCTATTGAAACTGAAGATTATGTGGCAGCATACACTACAAGTAAAAACACCCTCTAATGAGGTGAGCTTATGAGTAATTTAAAAGACGTAATAGAAACTATTGGCCGTGATATTGGCGAGATTAAAGGTAAACAATCGACATCTTTGTCTGTTGGTCAAGCGTATAGCTTATTTCCAACATATAATAACTTTTTTCTACAGGTTATAGAACAAAATAGGTTTGCGGAAGACCCACTTGTAACAAAATCTCAGTTACCTACAAGGGAAATTGAGGCTTTAAAACAGGAGGTCGAAGACTTGAAGAAAACTATCGCGGAAATTAAACAATCTATTCAAAAATAAGGAGGCACTTAAATGAGTGTTCAACAATCTATTGTAAATTGGTTTGTATCCCGTCGTGGTCTTGTGACATATTCAATGTACGGGTCTCGTAATGGCTCTGATGGCACTGGAGATTGTTCTGGTACTGTATCACAAGCCTTGAAAGAAGCTGGTATCAGTATTCAAGGTCTACCATCAACTGTGACTCTTGGTCAACAACTTGCGAATAACGGTTTCTATCGTGTAAGTCGCAATGAAGACTGGGAACCACTTATGGGTGATATTGTCCTTATGAGTTGGGGTTCTGATATGTCTTCATCTGGTGGTGCTGGAGGACACGTCGGTGTAATGCTTGACAGTGTAAACTTCATCTCTTGTGATTACTCAACACAAGGAGCACCTGGACAAGCTATCAATACTTATCCATGGGATAGTTATTATGGTTGGAACAAACCAGCTTATATTGAAGTATGGCGTTACGCTGACTCAGCTCCTCAAACAAACAATCAACCTAATACAGTTGTTAATCCACAACAAGAGAAAGCATATTATGAAGCCAATGAAGTTAAATATGTTAATGGTATTTGGCAAATTAAATGTGATTATCTTGCCCCAATTGGGTTTGACTGGACTGAAAACGGAATTCCAGTAGATATGGTAAACTGGGTTGATGCTGATGGTAACGACCTTCCAGACGGAGAGTCTAAAGACTTTAAAGCTGGAATGTTCTTCTCATTCGCTGGTGACGAAACTAATATTGTTGATACCGAAGACGGTGGACATTATGGTGGATATTACTGGCGTCTATTCGAATTTGGTCAATTCGGTACAGTATGGCTCTCATGCTGGAACAAAGATGACCTTGTAAATTACTACGAATAAAATAAAGGGGATTAGGAATGAAAAAATCTATTATTACAATTGCAACTGCTTTGACATTATTTACTGCTGGTGTTAGCTCAGCTAGTGCTTATACGTTCGGTAATGACTACGACACAATTCGTCAAGGTCAATCTGGACAAGAGGTAGGTAATCAAGATATTCATGGCAAGTTCCTACCACAAACAACCAATTTTGAGTTGTATAATTATGTAGGACAACATACAGAATATGGTGGTCACCTTGTTGTACGACAATGGCAACCTAAGTCAGAGGCATCTGTAATTAATGATGTAAACGATTACTCACTTGACAATGGTAATAAGGTTTACAACTTTGACTCATTTGGATATCAGTTGCCACAAACTACTGACTTTGGGTCAAAAACTTATATTGGATATTTCCAACTTAAAGATGGTACAATCTATCGTTATTGGAAATAATTAATTAGACTACAAGCTTATTTGACCGCTTGTGGTCTTTTTTCAAGGAGGATTGTTATTTGGTAACAGTAGCAGAAGTTATTAATCGATTTGCAGATATGGCTAATCGTCATACTGGGGTCGATATTGATGGAGCCTATGGAATGCAGTGTGTAGACGTACCTAATGCACTAGCACAATGGTTCTTCGGTAAACGTATGCCTGGAAATGGTATTGATATGTTGGCTGCAGGTCGTGCTAACGGATGGGCTGTATTACCAGCATCACAATGTGCACCAGGCGATATTTTTTGTAAATCAGAGCCAGGTCATGGATACGGACACACAGGTCTTATTATTGCTCGTAATGGTAATAGTATTCGTTCTATTGACCAGAACTATGGTACTAATGGATATGGTGGCCCTTGTGTGTATGTAAATAGACAAATTGATGGGTCATGGCTTGGTGTAACACGACCTCCATATTCTGATGCAGGTCGTTCTAATGGATCATATGATGGTGAGAAGAAACCAGGATTTCCCGTTAAGGATATTAGATATGGAGGTCATACTCTATCGGCAAGCGTTCAAGGGGATTTGTTGAATTGGTGTAGTAAACGTAATCTATTACCATCTGGGTGTATTTCTCAGCTATATCTTGAGTCGTGGTGGGGTGCATCGAATGTGGCCCGTGTTGATAATAACTGGGGTGGAATGACTGGTGGAGCCCAAACTCGTCCTTCAGGTGTGGTTGTAACAACTGGTAGTTATCGACCTGCTGGAGAAGGCGGTACTTATATGCATTATGCATCTGTAGCAGATTATATGAACGACTGGACATATTTGATTTCAGGACATGGATATAATTGCGCTGGTAAACAAGATATTAATGCATTTACACTGGGTTTATTCAGACAAGGTGGAGCTGCTTATGATTATGCAGCAGTAGGATATGGTGGATATGCATCGCAGATGTCTAGTATTCGTAATGGTATTAATGGTAACAATGGCGGATATTTGGATGCACTAGACCAGGCTTGGAAAAATGGTACTCTTGGTGAAGGGTATGGGGGTCGAGGAGATGCGTCAGAACCAACAGAAGATTATTGCTGTTTTCTCTTCAACGTGAAAGGTTATCCCGATTTATACCAAGAAAACACCACTTATTACTATAATGGACAGATTAATCAAATACAACCAATTCATAATTCAGAAGAATTGAAATATCTCAACGAAATATATACAGATACAACAGGTCGCAAATTGAAAGAGTATCATTGGAATAAAGATAAAGACGATATCGCCAAATATTTCTTTGGAACATTGCGACCAACAAGTTATGTACAAACCATCAAGAAGAAAATAGATGAAATTATTGCAGAATTAGATGAGGCGGTGAATTGATATGGCGATGTCATTCTTTTTTAATGTAAAAGGAGATCCTGCAAACTGGAATCCCGGAACGATGTTCTTTTACAATGGGTCAATTAATGAAGTACAAGGAGTCCATAATCCAGAAGAATTAAAATATGTAGAAATTGTTTATGGTGAATGTACTGGTAGGAATTTAAAAACATACTGGTGGACTAATATGGCTCCTGTATATGTTCGTCTTTTCGGAACATTATGTCCAACGAGTCACGACGAGAAGTTACAAAAGATTCTGGATGAAATTCAGAAGATAGAGAAAGAATTGTTAGAGGCGGTAGATTAGTATGGGTATTAATTTCTTTTTTAATGTAAAAGGAGATCCTGCAAACTGGAATCCCGGAACGATGTTCTTTTACAATG